CCGATGGCAATTTTTTCTATCTTACTTTCTTTGATCATAAGATAGTTTTAATAAAATAATTGATAAATTAAATATATAAATATATATCAATATTATATTATTATATATAAAAATGGATAATAATATAACAATAATTAAAGATTTTATTTATAAAAATCTTAATTCACAATCTAATATATTTGATTGTATAATAAATGAAATTGAAAATAAAACAACTAATTCAATTGCTCATACTATTGATGAATTAAAATTAAAATTTAATAAAAAAATAAAAGGAGATTATTTTGAGGCATTATGTTGGTTATATATTAAATTTATATTAAAACACGATGAAGTATGGTTATATAAAGATATTTCATTAGATATAAAACAATTATTAAATTTAACAATAAATGATTATGGAATAGATATAGTATCAAAGAAAGATAATGAATATTATGCAATTCAATGTAAATATAGAAAACCTAATAATAAAATACAAATTATATCTTGGAGATCATTATCAACATTTTATGGTTTAGTTAGTAAGACTGGGCCATGGAAACGTCATATAGTTATGACAAATGTAAATGGATGTAAACATATAGGTCAAAAAACAGAAAAAGATTTATCAATATGTATAGGATCTTTTAGAAATTTAACTCATTTTGATTGGTTAAAAATGATAAATAAAGAAAATGAAATAAAAAATGAAATAAAATTAGTAGATAAAGAAGAAATTAGATTAAAAAGATTAGAATATTATAATAAATGATAATATTAAATATTTCACACAATGATATCATACTATGATAATAAAATTAATTTATTTTAAGATCTATATAATAATGATATTATTGTGTGAAATTAGTTATTTTTCAAAATATTTATAATTCTTTAGTATAGAAACTAGATGGTAAAGTATTAATAAATTCATCATTACATAAGACATTATTAGGTAGAGTAGTTAATAAATTATTTAATTTATCACCTTCTAATTTTTTATTATTTTCAACACTATATAATAATAAAGTTAAATATGATAACCATTCGTTATTACTAAAATTAACATGAGCTGTACCTTGTGCTGCTGGTACATCACTTCTTGGTAATGTTTGACCATCAAATAAAGTATATTTTTCAGATGCTTCAACAACTAATGTTAATAATTTATTAGAAGCTAATGGATCTTTTTTAACATCATTATATAATTTTTTTAAACCAAAAACAGGTGTAACATTATCATATTTACCACATACAACTATAGTTGGTTTTCTTACAATATTCTGAACAATATTTATTGATCCTGGTACATTAGGAGTTGAACATTTTAATCTTGCTTCTGGATTTGCTGTTATTCTAGGAGCTAATGGAGAAGCTAAAACTCCTAATATAGAATTTAAAACAGTATCTCTATCTAAATTGAAATCAGTTTTAATAAAATCAAAATATTCTCTATCAGTATTAGATAATCTACTAGCAAAATTAACTTTACTATTATCATAAATAACTCCACCACATTGAGCTTCTACATCTTGCATTGCAGCAACAGCTAAAACAGCAGCTTCAACTATATTTTCAATTGTAGTAAATGTTTTATGAATATAATTTTTATTAACAACAATAGATAATGAAACACCATCATAATGAGCAGATTTATCTGGTAAATCAGTTAAATAATTCATTAATAATATAACTAATAATGGTGGTACTCCTGCAGCTTTTAATTGTTTTCCAGCTGGTGGTAAATTAGTTAAATCTTCTGACCATTTTGATAAATTTTCTGGTTTTGATAATGTTACTAATATTTGTTTAACTTTTACTATTTCTTCAAGAGCTTCTATTTCTGGTGCTTGATTTTGTTTATAATTTACACATTTTAATGTACCATCAAAAAATGTTTTTAAAAACCATACTACATCTCCTGCTGTATGTAATACTTCAATTACTTGACCTACATATGAATATAGTCCTACAGCATCAACTAAATCAGGATATTTTTCAGCAAATCCTTGTGCAATATGTGAACCTAATGATGATCCATGAACAACTACTTTTTTAGTTTGTGGATATTTTGATTTAAATAAATCTAATAATAATTTATTACTTTCAATACCTTTTATAGCATTCCATCCTTGAACTGGAAATCCTGATCCAATTAGTGCTACACCTCTTTTTAATAAAAAGTTTTCAAATATATATGAAGCAGCTCTATCATCTTTTCTTGTAGCAGATGTAGCAGGATTAAAATCAGGTTCATTATTAACAACATAACCATTAGGATCAATTGGTTTTGGGACATCAAATTTAAATCTATAACCATGAGAATATAAAAATACTATACCATTATAATTAGATGGAATTTTCATTTTATATTTTGATCCATCACTCAATAAACCTTCTAATGTAGTGACTTTATTATCAGCTAAAATTTCATTAATAGCAACTTCAGTACCAGAAACATTGACATCTTGTCTTAATAATAATTTATCAAATGCTTTTAAATCATCTAATTCTTTTTGATTACATTCTTGTGTAATATTTTGTACTCTTACGTTATTTTGTGTAGCCATATATATATAAATATTATATATTTTTTATTATTTTATAAACTTTTTAAAACAATTATTCATCTTATTTAATTTTATATAAATATTATACTCTTATAATATTTAAATTATAATATAAATAAATAAAATAACTAACTTCACACAATGAATTCATACTATAATAATCATATAGATTTTAATTATATTCATATAATAGTCATATATAATAATTTATATATCATTATTTTAATTATATTTATTATTATTCATCAGTATCAGTATCAGAATAATATTCTTATAATTCATTATCTTATTCATCTAAATCTTAATTAAGAGAAGAATTATCTTATTTTTAGGATAATTTTATTATATTTAAATTAAGTGAAATATTAATATTAAAAAAACATTTATCTTGATAGCATAAATTCATAACTAATTTTCTGTTTCTATTAATATTTACTAATATTGTATCTTCATTTAGATCAATTGATAATTAATTTAATTAAAATTATTATTAATATATTAATTATATTTTTTTATTTGATAAATATAATTAATATATAGTTCTTTCAATAATTATATCTTTATTAATATTAATGTTATGATCATTAATATCAATAAATAATTTTAATATGTTTACATTATTTAATTAAAATTATTTATTGATAAATTTTTAATATATATCTAGATATATTAATTCGAATATTTGATATTATGTATCTGTAATATAAAATTAACTATGTCCTATATAATGACAATTTATTTCATTAATTGATATATCAAAAATAGATTATAAAAATTATAATATTATATTATATGATTATTTTTATTCTAAACTATTATATTTATTTAATAAATCATTTAATGGTAATTATAATTAAGATTAATCAATATTAATTAATGTATTATGGATTTATTCATATATTTATATAAGACAATATTAAAAAGAATTAATGAGTTTTTATTAATGAGATAAATATATTTTTTAATACCATAACTTAGCCATAAATCTCCACATACTAAATTTAGGAAATTTAGGAAATATAGAAATATTAGGTTAATCTATATATTAATCAAAATAATTATTAAATTCATCTATATATTATTACATTATTTTATCTATAAAATACATTGATTTTGTATATTATTCCCATTATTAATTATAGATTTATATCAAATCTAGATGATCTTATTTATTTTAGAATAAATCATTAATTTATTCTATTTATATCATTATTAATTCATTTATAAGATCATAAAATTATATTAAAAATATATGATGTTTTGGTTAATTATTATTTTATATCTATCTATATTATTATTCTTATAATATTTATTATTCTTATACAGATATATAATATCTATATTTAATTATTGTATAATAATAAGATTATTTGTCTTATTCATTAAATATAATTAATTATTTAATTTAATCATTATCATAATTATTTTTTTAAATTAAACAATTATTATCTTATTATTCATTTTACATAATGATATAATCTCTAAATATATTATTCATTATATATTTTAAATTATTTGTGGTATTATCATAATATCTTATATTATCTAATGGATCATTTTTATTAAATAATTTATCAACTAACATATTTTAATAATGTGTTTTTGTATATTTACCTACATTATCTTTTCTTAATTTAAATTAAGGTTCTTATTATGTATCAAATTATTATATTAATTATTCTAAATATTATTAGATAATTTAGATATCTAATATTGGTATTTTTAGATTAACAAAAAAATTAATAAATTTTTATTTAAATTATTACATTATTATTATTAGATTATATATTATATATATTTATTATATATCCTAATAATATTGTATTTCATATAATATTATTTTCAATTTTTTAAAGAATTTGGCGTCTTAGTTTGCTAAAGTATTAATTCTTTTTCTTATTTAATTATATTAAATTATAAATAAAATAACTAATTTCACACAATGATATCATACTATAATAATCATATAGATTTTAATTATTTTCATAGTATGATTTTATTGTGTGTATATATTTAATAAATCAAATAATTTGTTGAATGATCTTGTCTAGTAAGCGACCTTTTTCATAAATACATTGTGATTTAATCATATTTTTTTTATATTCAGTACATAAACCATTTCTTCTACCATTTTTAAAAATATATTCATGTAATATTTCTCCTTTATTATTAAATTTTCTTTCAAATCCATCTTTATTACCATTTACATAATTACAATCTAATATTAATATATCTTTCATATACTCTTTATAAGGTCCATGTAATTTATCTTGTAAATAATAACATTCAATTCTTGTTCCATCATAACAAGTTCTTTTATAATAACCTTCTAAATTGTCATTAACATATGTTTTTATTCCAATTAATTCACCATTTAAATTATAATATTTTTTTTCACCATTTATCATACCATTTATATAATTACATTCACTTTCTAATCTTTCATTTATACTTTCATGATATGTTTTACATGGTCCATTTTTTATATTATCTACATAATAACATATTTCTTCTAAATTACCATTATCATATATTTTCTTATTTAATCCATGTTTTTTATCATCTTTATAATTTATTATTTCAGATATATTATCTTGATAATTAAATATAATCATTTCACCATCTAATTTATCATCTTTATAATAACATTGATATTCTAAATGATAATTACTATAATATCTACATAAACCTTGCATTAATCTATTTTCATCAATAAAATAGATTTCTTTATCAATACCATTTTTAGAATATCTAGTTTTCTCTGTTAAATTATTCATTTTATTATATATAATCTAATTATAAATGAATTATATATAATAATTTAATATTAGCAATTTTTTTTAAATTATATCTTAAATATCATTATAAGTATTATTTATACTTATATAATTATTAACAAATTTAAAATAACTATCTAATGCTTTCAAAAACCATATAATTTCAAATAATTCATATAATCCTAATAATATTCCTGCTCTAATATCTTGATTATACATAAATACTATAAGAACTAATACCATCATAATAATAGATCCTATAATATAAAACCCAATTAATCCACTAGTATGATAACTTCTCATATCATCAGGAATATTTAATTCATAAGTATCAATATTGATATGTCTTTTATAAGAATAGATCATCATTAAACCAATCATAGTTAGAGCTATAATTTCATAAATATATTTAACATCAGTAATAGAATATATTAAAGAAGTAATATAGAATACATAGTAAGAGTATTTATAAGTAAATTCAACAATAGGCTTATATTCATTCATTTTTATTATATTATCATTTAAATATATATCATAATATATAAATAATAATTTTTATCAATTTTTTTATAAAGAAAACATAACACATATTTATTTATTTATTTATTTAAGATCAAATATACATACACAAAATGAAGAACTTATTGAATAAATTTATTAAGAATATTATTTATTTTATTTAATTTTTCACTATTATCAGGAATAGTATTACGGCTCAAATCCATAGGATTTGATACATAATAGCACGTAGCGGTATTAGAATATTCTAATAAATAATTATATATATCTTTATCACAATAATCAAAAACACAAATATGATCTATAATAAAATCATCATTAGTAATATCAAAAAATAATTTTTTATCAAATATATCATTAATAACACCATACTTTAAACTATCTAAATAAATTTTATTATTAAAAAGACTATAAATAATATTTAAATATCTATTTAAGTTTTTATTAAATTTTTCATATTTAATATCATCACTATTATTTATAAATTTCTTAATTGATATAAATACACTTGAATTATCATCTCTTTTATTTATTTTATAGTTATCTTCATTAATATAATCATCTAAATTATCTAAATCATCTAAATCATATTTATATGAATATAATTTATCAATATAATTATGAATAAATGTATTTAAATTATTATCAATATAATGTTTATTATCAATGATAAATTCAATAATGATATGTTTAGGACAATATACATAATATGAATCTTCAATAAAACCATCTTCTAGATTAATTTCATCAAATACATATTCTTGATATTTAAATATATTATTATATTTATCTTTGATGATATTATTATCAAATAAAAAGTTATTATCTGAATTAAATATAATATGTAAACATTCTATAATAATATATTGATAAGCAATATCTTTATCATAATTATATTCACTTTGATTAAATATAAAATTATAGTTATTAACTATAATATCAAATATATCTTCTGTTATTTTATTACCATTTTTAATCATGAAATAAAAAATATCATAATAATATCTTGGATTTATACCAAATCTTGTAACATTTCTTGGTTTATATATCCATCTTGTATTTTGATTAATACATTCTATTAAATAATGAAAAGAATTATCTAACCATCTTTTTTTATCATTATATAAATATTTAATAGTATTATAATCACCATATTTAATAGAAATATTTAAAATTTTATTATAAAAATAATCTTCATCATAGTAAGTTTTTGTTATATTATTTTTTAAAATATTATAAATTTTAATAATATAATCATAATAATTATAATTTAATTTATCACTATGATAATAGTCATTTATTATGATATTTAATTCTATTTTTGTAAAAGATTTTTTATTATCTAAATCATCTAAAATATCTTGGACATTCATTTTTGTAAAAGTTTAATAATTTATATAAGTTAAATAATTTATATAAGTTATATATAAGTAGTAGATAGTTAATAATATTATAATATTATAATTAATATTTTTTTGCAATTTTTTATATATAATATTCAATTATTTATTTAAAATATCATATTATATTATTAAAATGAGTAATTTATATTATAATTTAAATGGTCCTACTATTATACAAGATAATATGACACCTAATAAAAATTATGATTTAAATGGTCCTACTATTATACAAGATAATATGACACCTAATAAAAATTATGATTTAAATGGTCCTACTATTATACAAGATAATATGACACCTAATAAAACACCTAATAAAGATAATATATTTATTTTATCATCAAATACAAAAAAAATAAAAAAAATTGATTTAACACCACCAAAAAAAGATAAATTAGAAAAATTTATAACTAAAACATCTAGTAAAAAAGAAAAACGTAATTTTATAGAATCATTATTTGAAGATACATTACGTATTCATCTAAATCAAAATAATTGTTTAAATACAATGTTTAGTAACAAATTTAAAAGAACATTATGTTATACAGATAAACAAATATCATATATGACACATTTTATGTCTAAAGTTATACGTAAAATAAAATATAAAAATATAGAATTAAATAATAATAATAAAAGTAATATATTAGCACATGGTGGTGTTGGTTTTATTTATGATTTATCAAATTATCATTTTAATTTATGTGTAAAATTTATTAAAACAATATTTAAAAATAATGAAGATGATAATGATATTTATAATAATTTAAATGATGATTTATTTGTTAAAAAAATATTAGAAGTAAATTATATAATAAATCATGATAATAATGATGATGAATATTGTATTTATAAATTATATCATAATAATAATATTACAATAGATGAAAATTTATTTAAAATATGTAATTATGAAGATAATTATAATAAACATATAAATTATCTTAAAAATAAATTTATTGATATAGAGTTGTATTATAATAAAGATCTTATAATACAAATTTATGAAAAAGCAGATTATTCTTTAGATAAAATAACAAATATAACAGATGAACTATTTAATGAATTATTAAAATTATTAGATAATTTTAATAAATTTAGTATAGAATATTATAATAAATATAATAAATATATATTTTTAACAGATGTAAAAAATTCAAATATTGTTTATTTTAATGATATACAAAAATTTAAATTTATAGATTTTGAATCATTTTTAGAAATAAATAATTTTTATATAGATAAAAAAACTATTAAAGAATATACACAAGTATTTCATAATATTATTTATAATTTTAATAATAATAATAATAAATTAGATTATTTCACTATATTATATCCTATATTATGTCTATTTATAACTATATTTACAATATTTAATAATAGTACTTTAATTAACATAAATAATATATTATCTGATTTATATAATAAATTTATCATTGATAAATTAGATTTATATGAAGAATATTTTTATAATAAATTTTATAATACATTATATAGTAAAATATTATATAAATATTCATTATTATTTTTTTGTCATTATAATATTTATATTAACCAAACTAATGATATAACATTTTATAAATGTGAAAATGGTCAAATAAGTTATATAAATATTAATTTATCAAATAATATTTTACAAACTATTTATGAATTTTATTTTCTTTAATCAATTATAATATAATTAAAAGAGTTGTTAGAATGGTTTATTATCAAACTTTATTACATTTATATATATATTATTTATATTTAACTAGATATCAACATAACTAAATTATTATATATAATTAGTTTATTATTGTGTAGTTATATAAATATAATCATAAATTATATTTATTATATCTTGTGGTAAATTTGTATATTTATCTATTAATTTACTTCTTTTATCATATTTTTCTATATAATTTATTAATATTTTATTATTAGAAATATCTATTGTAAATAAATTATTATTGATATAATTTCTATTTTTTATTATATAATCTTTTATTAAATTATTATCATAATCAATATTATTATATTTATTTTCATTCAAATATAATAATATCTTATTTTTAATATTAATATTATTATCATTTTTATAATATCTCAAATAATACATTATTATTTGATTATTTAATTTATTATTTAAAATATCTTGATATATTATATCATTATCATCTAAATCATAATAATATTTAAATAAAATATTATTATTATAAATCTTTGATATAAATTCTTTAGCAAATTCATTATTAATTTTAATATATTTATCAAATTCTTCTATTTTATCTTTATAATAATATAATGTATATGATAACATATTACATACATTAAATAATAATTTCTTATTTTCTATAAATTTTTTTATATTATTGATAACATATTCATATATATATTGATCTAATAAATTATGTATATTTATAAATTTATCATAATTATATATATGACCTGATGTAATAATTCTATAAATTATTAATTCATTTGATAATAATAAATCTTTAATATCATAACTATCATCATTAAAATATTTGATATAATATAAGATATAATTATGAACAAAATAATGATCTTTTCTTAATTCATTATAAATAGATATTTTAATTTTAATATAATCATATACTTCTTTATGAAATAATTCATGATAATATAAATTTTCAATAACTTTATCTAAAAATATTTTATCATCTAATATTAATTTATCTTTGATAATAGTTTTTTTATATGGAATTAATGATTCATAGATATGTTTAATAAAATATATTATATAATCTTGTGGTTTATCTAAATAATCATTATTATATATTGAATCAAATATTATAGAACTAATTATATCATGAAATATTGGATTATAATAATCACTTCTTATAACAAATTCAACTAAATTATCACCGAAGGTGCCTTCGGCAAAATTATTATTAGAATATGATTGATCTAAATATAAATTTCTTTTTAATGCTATTTCACAAACATATTTAATATTACTATAATAATAATCATGATTTAAATAAATTATTACATCTAATATATTAGTAACATAATCATTAAGAACTATAGATATATCAAAATCATCTTTTAAATTTTTTATAATTTCACTTAAATAATGATCAGTTAATAAATTTTTATTTTTTAATAAATCTAAAAATGGTATTAAATCATATAATAATCCATATTCTGAAATAATTAATGTTTTAATATAATTTATGATATCTTTATTATTTAATCTAATAGCAATATCTAATATCATATCTAAATATTTAATGTTATCTTTGAATATAAATTTATCAACATATGTTTTAATAATTTTGTTATTATTATTAAAATAATCACATAAATTTTTTAAAGATTCATCAGTATTTATAAAATCATAAATATAACAATGATTATTTAATAATTCTTTATTATGACTAGGATTATTTTCAGAGTAATCTAAAATATTATTAATATAATCAAATATATTATTTTCACAAGCATAAGATAAATGATAACCATAAAAGTTATTATAATACTTGTTATAATTAAATATAATAGTAAATAATTTATCATTATATTTATTATGATTAATTATATCAGTTATATCATATGATAATAATAAATGTGATATTAAAATATCAAAATCATCTGTATTATAAATTCTATCTAATAAAGATATTTGATCTTTATTAAATTGATTATATAAATCACTTAAATGGTCTTGTTGATCAAAGAAATCAGCTAAATAGTTCATATTGTTAAAGTCAATAAAATAATAGTAATATATTATAATTAATATATTTTTTCAATTTTTTTATTAAAAATTATATTAAAATTTAAAAATTTTATTTAATTATTATTTTAATTAAATAAAATAATTATATTAAATGATCTATAATGGATTTAATAATCTTTTTAATAATATTTTCATTCTATCACCTATCATCTTATCATTCTCATATTTACATACAACTCTTATTTTTCCATTTTTTAATCTATCTTCATAATTACCATCTAATTTACCATTCTTATAATTACAATTTATCATTATTTTATCTGAGGTTCCCGAAGCTAAGGCGAAGCCTTGTGCTTCTCCCTTACCATTACTATACCATTCAAAATATTTACCATCTAATTCGCCATTAACATAACAACATTCTCTTAATTTATTACCATTAGGCCAATATATTATTTCATGACCATTTTTAATATCTAAACCAAATGTTGATACTATATTAATATTTTTATAAAATTGAATTTCATCATGTGATTTCATTTCTTTATCATTTAATTCAATTATTTGATTAACTTTATATTTTATTACATTAGATGAAAATAATTTACTAAATGAACAATATAATGATATTGCTTCATCATATTGTTTATTATCTTTATCTATTATTTTAATAACTTTAGCTTTATTACAATAATGAGTAGCATTAAAATCATCTATTATTTCATGATGTTTAATAATATTTTCTTGATTTATTTCTAAATATATAATTACTCTAATAATATAATTATCATATTTAATACAACCTAATTTATAACCTATCATTTTGTTTATATTTAATATATATTTATTATATATTAGATATAAGATTATCAATTTTTGTTGATTATTATTTGATGAATTATTATAAAATTAAATAATTTAGTGAAAATTAATTATAAATAAATCATTTTGTCAGTATTGGCCTCATATTTACTTCGTAAATTTATCGGCCATAATTTAATTATAATAAATAAAATCATAATTATTTAATCATAATAATTTAATTATTTAATAAAATAAATTTTCATATTATATAATATCATTAATCTTCATCTTCTATTATATCTTATAATTCAACTTCTTTTTTCTATTCATTTAATTATTATATTTTTTCTAATAATAATTTCTCTGATATTAGTCTTATTTATACTTCTTTATTATCTCTTTTCACTTTTCTCGTTTTTATCTTAAAATCATTCCTGTCAAAATCTAATAAATCGAGAAGATTTTAAACATTTTTAAAATGTTTAAAATCTGGTTCGAGGCTCAAAAAATAAATAAAATTCTAAGAATTTTATTTATTTTTTACGCATCCTTTAATTATTATTTCAAATAATTTGTAAAAGCTATTGGATTCGGATTGTATATTGTTAATATTATTGTCGCATTCTCACATAATTCCTTATATTAATCTATTTAAAATTATAATTTACGTCTTTAACATCTTATCATATGATATGGATAATAATAACCTACTTCATTCTTTTTTGCATTAGATTTCAATATTATAAATTATTATTATAAATCTTCTTTTGATGGTTAAATAACCCTATCATCTGTTGCTATATCTAATTTTTTAGTAATTATATTAACCTTTTTTAAAGTTTATTTAATATCAACTTTTTATTCTTCAATCAATTAAGTTTGATCATTTAATAATTAAGTTTAATTATTTAATTTTTAAGTTTGATTATTTAATAATTAAGTCTAATTATCTAATAATTAAGTCTAATTATCTATTTTGTTAACTTATCTATTACCTAATTATAATAATTGATTTATTTATTATTATTATTATTCATTTTATGATTTTAAATCATCATTTTATACTATAATTTAATCAACTTTTGATAATAATTATGATTCTATTTTTTTAATCTTGATATTTCTTATTCTCTTTATTAGATCTAATATTCATTATAAAAATCTATAATTTATTCTAAAAATAGATAATAATCTGTAAATCTAGATGTTTTTGAAGAACGCATTAATATCTTTTTGAAACACCATGGTGTTATATAATATTCTGTTTTTGGTCTACCAGCTCTACCATTTTAATTAACCGAAACGTTTCGGGAAATCCAATCTATATTTTCGGCGTTAGGATTATAAATAATTCTTAAGAATTATTTATAATCCAAGCCGATAAGAAGGATATTGAAATAATAAAAAAATAATATCAATTAGTAGGAGATAGATATAGTATGAATATAAGTTAAATAAAGAAATAATTGGAATAATAAAAACATATGTATGAGATGTAAATATAAAAAGATAAATATGAGAGATAATTAGAGAAATAAGAATATGAAAGATAAATTGAAAAAAATAGATATGATATAGAAATAATGGAAATGAGATATAAGATATAAATAATGGAATTATAATAAAATATAAAAAAATGATGATATTAAAATATTAAATTATATTAAATAATATATAATTTAATAAACTATTAGATAAAATTTGTTTTTTTAAATAATATATATTACGTTATAAAATTCTAATATAACAGAAAAATATATGATACTAATATAATGGCCGAGTTATTTTACGAAGTAAAATACGAGGCCAACACTTAATTATTTATTTATGATATTGTTTTTCATTTAATCAATAACAATATCACTCTCAAAAAATTGATAAATCTAATATCTTATTATAATTAAATTATTATTATACAAATAAACATGACTGATTTAAATATTATTGAATTTATTAAAATTAGATTATCTTATCTTATTGAATTATCTAAAATTACAAATAATGATCTATTTAATCATATAACAATAAATAATCAAAATGCTAAAGATTATGATGAAATGTGTCTAAAATATGATATCATTAAAACTAATAATAACAAAATAGTTTGTATTGATGATAATTTAAAAACTATTGATCTAAATGAATTTTCATTAAATCAAATTGCTCTAATGAAAATTAAATATAGTAGTTTTAATCTTGTTTTCACTGATAATATTAATGATATTACAACTGATTATATTATTAAATTAAAATTAGATATAAATCAAATAATAAATCAAATAAAAAATTATCATACTAATCTTAAATCATTTAATAATTTTAATAAAGAATTAACATATATTAATAATTTAATTTTAACAGATAAAACAGATTCAACTAAATATTTTACAACAAATATGAAAAATTTATTATCTAAAGCAGAAAATACATATATTTTAGTAGAAAAAATGAAAATTATATCAGATATATATTCATTAGTATATAATATGTTTAATATTATAATAACATTAGGACATAGATTTAAAAAAATGTCATATAATCAAATAAATCGTAATAGAGTAGATTTATTAAAAGTAATATATAATAACATAAAAAATAATTTTATAAATAATACAAATATTGATATTATTTATAAATATTACAAAATTTTAATAACAGTGAAAATATTATATATGAAAACATATAGTAAAGAAGAATTAGATTCATATACATTAGAATATAATTATAAAGATAATTTATTAGAAGATGAAATGATATATGCTGATATAATAGATAATCATTTAATTTGATTTGATTATTGTTTAATTTAATTTATTTAAATACCATATGGAGTATAAGTGAATAAATGATAAGCTAAACTTGCTAGGGTCAGTTACTAGTATCTACTAAACTTGATATTTCTTTATACTTATATAATATATCAATTTTTTGATATATTATATAATTTTTATTTTTATATATTTATATTTTATAACTCAATATTTTATCTTATTTTTAATTTTCTTTATTATTTTTTTCTATTCTTTTTCTTCATTTTCACTATTTTCACTATCTGTGTTTTCTTTTAACATTTCTTTTTTTTTATATTTTCTCATTCCATTCATCTTCGCTACAAATATATTCATTATTTGTAATATATCTTCTACTAATTCTTCCTTTGCTTCTTTATCTTCTTTTCTTTCCATTATTATTACTTTTCCATCTGAATATTTCTTTATTAAATCTTCTACTAAACTATATCCAAATCTTGCTAATCTATCTTTATGTACTATTATTACTTCTTCTATCTCTCCTTGTATCGCATAATCTATTATCTTTCTTAATCCTTTTCTATTCATATTCATACCACTTCCTATATCTTTTATTAATTCATGATTTGGATATTTTTCTTTTAATACTTCTACTTGTCTATCTAAATCATTCTTTTGACCACTTGATGATACTCTTGCATATATTATTTTTCTTTTTAATTTATCTTCATTATTTATTATATTTATTTTATTTTTATCTTTTATTTCTTCCAATATTTCTTCTTTAGGTTTATTTTTTTCTATATTTGCAAGATATTTTTTAACATTATAAAGACGTTTTCCTCCTGGTGTTCTTATAGTTTCTATTGTTTTTTTTTCATCCCATTGATATAAAGTTCTTTGGTGGACTCCTAATATTTTACTTGCTTTACTACCTGATAAATATTCTTCCATTTTTTAATATATTATTACTAATATAATTTTATTTAAAAAAACTTTATATTATTTGATAAAATATTTATTTATATACATATTAATTAAAATAATATAAATATAAATTATTATTATATAGTATAATACAAAAATGAAGAAAAAGAAAAAAAATAAGGATCATGATAATTATCACGAAACTTTTAAAAATAATATTAATAAACACTGTTTAGATCTACCATATAATTTTAAAGATAAATGTAATAATATTAATACTAATTCTTGGTTTGATATTAAAAAATATGATATTTATAATAATAATGATAGAAGCGCGTTTGAAAATTCTTTAGAATTTTCAAACGTAGCCTCGAGCCGGGAAAGTTTTTACTTTCCCTCTCGACCAGATAATATTAAAGTTAATGTTAAATTTAATAAAGAAAATATAACAAAATGTCAAAAAGTTAAAATGATATTAAATAATGACCAAAAAGCTATATTAAATAAATGGTTTAATGCTTATACAGATATATATAATGAAGTTGTTAAATATATTAAAGATAATTATCAATATACTAAACATTTTCTTAGTAGAGATATAATCAATAGTAATTATAAAGATGTTAAAATTATATATAATTATTATACAATGCGTAAAATATTTAAAGATAAGAAAATAGAAATTCAAAATAAATATGTTTATAATAATAAAAAAATTCATATTCATACATTAGATTATTCAATTAAACAATTATGTAATAATATTGAAGCTGCTAAAACTAATTTATTGAGAGGTAATATTAAACGTTTTAGAATTAAATATTGGAGAAATGATAGGATATCTAAAACAATAGAAATTGAAAAATGTTACATTGTTGATAATAAAGTTTGTCCTAATATCTTAGGTGATATTAAGTATTATTATAATGGTGAAGAAGTTGATCTATGTAATATAGATAGTAATGTAAAAATAAATTATAATAAAACTTTAGATCAATATACATTATTAATACCAATAAAAACAATAAATCAAACTATTCCAAATAAAACATCAAATTTAATATCATTAGATCCAGGTCTTAGAACCGGAGAAAAAATAACCTAAAGGTTATTTTTCTCGACGCTTCGAACCGATAAAATATGAATTTATTCTAAATTCATATTTTATCTCTCGAACATTTATGACAGGTGTTAGTGAAGATGGTTTAGTAAAAATAGGAAATAATGTAAATAATATAATAGGAAAATCAATAAAAAGATTAAATAAAATAAAAAATAATGATAATATAAGTAATAAAATAAAGAAAAAGAATGAATTAATGATAAATAGGAAAATAAGTAATAAAATAGATGATTTACATTGGAAAACAATAAAATATTTAACTCACAATTATAATACTATATTATTAGGTGATATGAGTGCCAAAGATATAGTAAAAAAAAATAATAGTGTATTAAATAATATCCAAAAAGTAGCATGTTTAAGAACAAAGTATTATGAATTTAGTCAAAGATTACAGTTTAAATGTTTAATGTATAATGTAAATTATAATTTAATAGATGAATCACATACATCAAAAACTTGTAGTAGTTGTGGAAGTTATAAAAAAGATTTAGGAAGTGCAAAAATATATTATTGTAAAGATTGTCAAGTAAGTATAGATAGAGATGTAAATGGAGCACGTAATATTTATATAAGAAGCGTATTTTGAAAAATAACTCTAGGTGAGTTACACATCTTTAAAATTTGATTTATTAGTATTTATAACAGTATTTATATTATAGTAATATGATATAGATATATGATTATAAAACAAATAAAACTTATCTTTTGATAGCTAATAACTATCAAGAAATATCAAGTTTAATGTAACGGTAGAGTTTATAATGTTTGTGGAGTAAGAGTAGCAGATTGTTCAATATTACCAGCTTATTCAGCTAATACCATACCAGGAGCTATTTTAGCTGGTGAAAGAATTGCTGATTTTATGAAAAGAGATATTGTTGAATTAAGAGAACAATACCATTGTAATAAAGGTTTACCTGTTGATAATGATTTCATTTTATCTACTTCTAAATATAATCAATTCCATCATTTCGATAATTTAGCTGAAATACCTTTGACTACTAATGTTAGACAATTATTTGGACCTAATGATGCTAATTTAAGAAATCATCCAGATGCTGGTTATTATATAGTTCAAACTCCAAATGGACAAGATTTACCAGATGATAAACAAATTACAAATGAAACTAATTATGTTTTAGATTGGTCAAAAATATCACCAAATACTCATGAAATTGGATGGCCTGTTATTAATGGTGTTCAAGAAACTGGTTCTGAATGATTTTTATAATTACTAATTTTTTTATTAAATTCTAATCTATTTAAATATATATCAATTATATAATTTTATATATTTAATGGATAATACTTCTAATACTGTTGAAAATAATAATAATTTAGAATCTAATAATGAATTATTATTAAATGATAATTCAAATAATGATTCTAAAGTTATTCATAATAAAGTTAAATATTTTGATAAATCTAAACAAACTTTAGATATTGATACTATCAAAGAACAAGCTGTTAATAGTGTTATTGATGATATTGAAAAATTATATGGGTCTATCAAAGGTAATCAAGAATATTTTGATTATCTTTTAAAAGAAGATTTATATAATAGAGATCATTATAAATTCTTATCTAATTTCTTAATTAAATTAAAAGCTAAACATGTTGATTTATCTCATAGAAAAGATCATGATGAAGTATTTAAATATGATGAAAATAAACCTCTAATTGAAAAAGAAATCGCTGATATTGAAACTAATTATGAAATCATGAAATATATTTTAGTTACTTGGGACTTTAGATTATATGTTGAAAATTATTGGACTGTTCCTGAATTACAATCCATTAAATTCTTAAGATTAACTTTAGAACAAATTGTTATTATAGTAGAAGAATTAAGATTCAATTATCTATCTGAATTACCTAAAGAAGCATTTGAAAATCTTTTATTAAGATTAACCACTATTTGGGGATATTATAATGATTTACCACCTAATATTCAAGTTGCTGAAAATTTAAATGTTATTAGAGATTTTTGTAATCAATTCCATCCTGATCAACTTGAATTACTCGCTAAAACTGATAACTTCTTAGAAGAATTATATAAAGTTGTTCATTTTACTTTTCCATTATTTAGAGAAGCCTTATTTAATCTATTAAAAGAAGTTTTAGAACAATATACTCTTAAACCAACTGTTGAACAATTATCATTATCTAGAAATGATTTATTGAAAAATCAATTAGATTTATCTAATAATAATTTATCTAATGAAAATAAATTAAATAATGATTTATCTAATGAAAATAAATTAAATGTTGATTTATCTAATAATGAAAATCAATTAAATGTTGATTTATCTAATGAAAATAATCAATCTAATAATGATTTATCTAATGAAAATAAATTAAATGTTGATTTATCTAATGATAATCAATTAAAATGTTGATTTATCTAATAAATATCATATAATATTTAATTAAATAAAAATAATTTAATTAAATATATTAATAATTAGTAATCATAAAATAGTCATAAAAAAATAAAAAATAAATTAATATAAAATATATATAATATAATATATTATAATAAATGTTTACAGGTATAATATAATAAGTTAAATTAACATAAATAGATTAATCTATATTAAAATTATTAAATGAAGATTAATCATTAAATAATTTATATATAGGATAATCAATATCAATAAATGGTGTGTGTTTAACAATAACTAATATAGATTTATAATATATTTATTTTTTTATAATGTAAGAAACATTTGATAAAACAACATTTAAATATTATAAAGATAACTAATTTTTTTATGTTAATATAGAAAAAAGTATAATATAAAATTAAGATAATAGTGGTCATAATGTATTAGGTCATATTCATAATACTGCTTAAATTGTTAATATAATTTATAATAAAGATTCATCTATTGAATATATTATTTAATTAAATAATTAGAATGATATATTTAATGTAAAATATAAAGATAGTATTTGTATAGATGGAATAAGTTTAACTATAAAATCAGTAAATTATTTAACTAATTAATTTAGTATATGTTTAATACCTCATACAATTAATAATACTATCTTTTAATATCTTAAATTATTAGATTATGTCAATATTGAATTTAATATTAATAATAACGTATTGAATGATGAATATTATATGGAATAAGCTTATAATTTAAGTTTATTAGGTTAAACAACAACAGCACCAAATCCAATAGTTGGTTGTGTTATAGTAAATAATAATTAAATAATAGGTAAAGGATATCATGAAGTATATGGTTAAAATCATGCAGAAGTAAATGCTATTAATAATGTTTTATAAAATAATTAAAATGGTAAAGAATTATTAAAATAATCAAAATTATATGTAACATTAGAACCTTGTGGACATTTTGGTAAAACTAAACCATGTTGTGATTTAATAATATAATATTAATTATAAGAAGTTATATATGCATTAGAAGATGAAGATTAAATAACTAAAAATATTGGTTTAAAAAATTTTTTTGATAATGATATTTAATTTAGATAAATTAATTAATAATCTTAAATATATGAAAAAATATAATAATCATTAACATCTTATTTTTATCATAGATAAAATAAAAAACCTTATGTTATTTGTAAAATGGCATTATCATTAGATGGTTATCCATGTTTATATAATGGTTAATCTTAATGGTTAACTAATGAAAAATCAAGATAACATGTACATTAATTAAGATCAAAATGTTAAGCAATAATAATAGGGTCTAATACTATTTTATAAGATAATCCTAAATTAAATTGTAGATTAGATAATTTAAATTAAAATTATAAATAACCTATTAGAGTATTAATAGATAGATAAGGAAAAATATTAGATAATTATAATATATTAGATTAAACTAATTAAAAGACTATTATAGTAACAGATTAAAATTTAGATAAGAAAATATTAGATAAATGGTTAGATATGAATATTGAATTATTTTATAATAATTTAGAAGAATTATTATTATATTTAGGTAAAAATGGAGTTATATAATGTTTAGTTGAAGGAGGTCCTTCATTATAAGAGATATTTTTCTAATAAGATTTAGTTAATGAATATCATATTTATAAATCAAATAAAATTTTAGGTTCATATTCATAATCTTTATTTAAAAATATATTAAATAAAACTATATAATAATCTTAATTATAAATAAAAGAAATTAAATAATTTGATAATGATATTTTTACTTCTTATTATGTATAATAAAATGATAAAATTAAATAAATAATTAAAAATCTATAATAAGGTAAACCAATTGTTATAATGGATGATTAAGATAGAGAAGATGAAGCCGATATAATGATACCATGTGAGAAAATAACACCAGAAATAATAACATTTATAAAAAATAATACAACAGGTATTATATGTATTAGTATGACTGAATAAAAAGCTGATTAATTAGGTATAGAATAATTTAAAACTGAAGATAAATTATCAACACCATTTGGTATGTCATTTGATCATAAATAATGTAAAACAGGTGTTTCATCTTATGAAAGATATTTAAGTTTAATAAGTTGTTGTGATGAAAAAACTTAAAAAGAAGATTTAACAAAACCAGGACATATTTATCCATTAATAAGTAATTAATGTGGATTATATCAGAGATAAGGTCATACAGAATCTAGTATAGAATTATGTAGAATAGCAGGAATGAAACCATTAGCTATTATAAGTGAATTAGTAGATAATAATGGTAATATGTTAAGATATGAATAAGCATAAGAATTTTGTTAATAATATAATTTAGATTTTATCACAATTCAAGAAATTAAATCATATATTGATAATAATTTATATACTAGACCTATAAGTTAAACTAATTTATAATTAAAAGATTATGGAGAATTTAAATTAGTATGTTTTTGGTCAGGTGATTATAATTAACCTCATAAAGTATTAATCAAAGGTAATATTTATAATTAAGATAAATTATTAGTTAGAATACATTCAGAATGTTATACAGGAGATGTTTTATAATCATTATAATGTGATTGTGGATAATAATTAAGAAAAACATTAAAAATAATAACAGAAATAGGAAATGGAATGATAATAATACCTGCTAAATAAGAAGGAAGAGGTATTGGATTAATTGATAAATTAAATAGTTATAATTTATAAAATAATAATAAAATGGATACATATGAAGCTAATATTTAATTAAATCATAAAGAAGATGAAAGAAAATATAATATGATAAAATAAATATTAGATTGGTATGATATTAAAAAAATAATATTAATAACTAATAATGATGAGAAGATAAATTAATTAAGAGATTATATAGTAGATTGTTTTGGATTATAATTAGAAAGTTATATATATAATTATAGATATATGTAAACTAAATAATAGAGATAAAAAAATAAGATATATAAAACAGATTAGGAGATATTAAATATATATAATAATAAGACTTCATAAATATAATAAGAAATAATAGAAATATTAAATGAAAAATAAGATAATAAATTATTATAAAGTGCAAATAGAATGTAATAATAAATAGATAAATATGATTAAAATATATTTAAATAATATTAGATACATTTTGTATATACATAATGGAATTATGAATATAATGAGATTTATATGAGAAATATAAGATAAATATTAGAATAATATCATATAAATAAATTTAAATATTATGAAGTACCAGGATCATTTGAAATACCTCATATTGTTGATAATATTTGTTAAAAATATACTAAAGATATAAATGATAAAAAATAAATAATTGTATGTATAGGAGCAATAATAAAAGGAGAAACAGCTCATTTTGAATATATATCATCATCAGTTATTAATGGTTTAATGTAATTATAATTAAAATATAAATAAGTTATAATAAATAGTATATTAAATTGTTATAATATTTAATAAGTTATTGATAGATTTGAAAATAAAGATATGAGTTATAATATGGCTTTAACTATATTAAATATGATAATAAATTAATAAAATATCTGATAAATTTTAATAATTTAATTTATTTTATTATATAATAAAATAAATTATAATTTAATAAAAAAATCATATAATCATATCATTTTAATCATTTAAAATAAAAAATACCATATTATTATATTTTTTAATATTTATAATTATTCATTATATTACTTATATCTAATTATTCACAATTTTAACAATTTAAATATTATATTTTTTATGATTTAATTTTTATTTTTTTAATTTTATCATTATTTTAACAATCTAAATATCTTAATTATTTAGATTTTATTTTTAATTTATTTTATTATATTTAATTAAATTATTATTATAGATGATCACATTATCCACATTCATCACAATTAAAACTAATATCATGATTATTTAAATTAAATAATTAATTATTTTAACAATCTAAATATTCTAATTCATGAGAATTAATTATTAAATATATCATTTCATTATGTGAACAATCTAGATATTATAATTATATTTTTTCTAATTCTATTAAAATAATTTAATTATATGAACAATCTAAATATTTAAGATTTTGAGGTAATATTATTAATTTTTAGATTTCATTATGTGAACAATTTAAATATTCTAGTTTAGATGGAAATATATCATATTAATTAATTTCATTATGTGAACAATCTAAATAATTTAAATTATTAGGTAAATTTTTAATTTTATTAATTTCATTATTAGAACAATTTAAGTAATTTAATTATTTACATAATAAATTTAATTTATTAATTTCATTATTAGAACAATTTAAAAATTTAAGTTCTTTAATTTATAATATTAATTATTTAATTTCATTATGTGAACAATCTAAATATTCTAAATTAGAATATTAATTAATAAAATCTACAATTTCATTATGTGAACAATTTAAATATTTTAATTTATTGCCTACATTAATTATTAAATTTATATAATTATGAGAACAATCTATATATTATATTAAATTCAAAAATAAAAAATCTAATTCTATAATCATATTATAAGAACAATTTAAATATTATAATTTATCTGGTAATTATAATTTATCAATTTAATTATGTGAACAATCTAAATATTATAATTATTTAGGTAATATTATTTCATCTATATTATTATTTGGACAAATTAAAATTAAGATATTATTAAAATCATGATTTATATTTTTTATAATTATATCTTCTAATATATTATAAAAAATTATTTATTTATTATTATTTTTAAAAAATGGTCCTTCATCAATATATTATCTAAATTTAACTATATTTTCTATAAAATCTATTTCAATATAAGCATTATATTACTTTTAAAACTATATAATCTATTTATTATCAATACTATATTTAAATAAATTTTAATATTAACCAACAAAAAATTTTTAATTATATGAATGATTATTATAATCTATATTTAACTATTTTAATTATAAATTCATATATTTATTGATAAATAATAAATTATAAATATCTTAACTATCTAAAAATATCAATACTTATCTTAATATTTTTGGATTATAAATTAAACTTTAATAGTTCATTTTATATATTATATTTTATTGTTATTAATTTATATAATACAATAGCTTATTGATCATTTATTTTTCAATTTTTTTTATACTAACGAATGAAATGAGTTAGTATAAAAACAAAGTGAGTAAGATAAAAACTTATTGGTATGATAATAATTACTTTATTTACACCCCATTGAACACCATTCAAAAACTGTATCTTCATTAAATTTTTCTCCTTTATTATTACATGAACCATTTGATACAAAGAATTCTTGATTTGATTTCACATTTCCTCCATATACAACTCCTCCTTTTCTTCCTAATTTTGATGCAAATCTATCTCCTGTTGTTATCCAATTTAATGGATTTTGTAAATTAAAAACTGTATCATCTCTTAATCTATCATTATATCCATTATCTAATTTTAATCTATTAACATCTCTAACTAAACAATCATTATTATTTGTCACAATAACATTATTTTGTGTAGCCATATATATATTATTATATTATATATTATTTTTAAAAATATAAAAATTTATCATATATTAACCTCTTGTAATTTAATTTATTTATATTAAAACTCATAATATATCACAAAATAGAATAGATAATAATAATAATAAATTATTTCTATATGTTGAATCGATATTATTTATCATTATATTTATCATTATATTTATTTATTCTTGCATAAAAAATCATAAATTAATAATAATAAAATAATCATTCATTTATCATTAAAATTCTTTATAAGGTTCTTTTTTATCTTATTCTACACTTTTAAATAATTATAACATTTATTCTTATGTTATCATATATTATTTCTTCTTTTTATCATATATTATATCAAAATTACATTTATTACTTATTATTTATTTTTTATATTATTCAAAGAATCTTGTTGTTAAATTTATTGCATTTGGTGTTAATACTCTATATATCTCTTCTGCATCTTCATGATCTGTTTAATATCTCTTTAATTTACCATTAGTATGAGTTATTTAACCTCTTATCATATAATATTCATATGAATCAATATCATTTAAATTATTCTTCATTATAATAACTTATTCTTATTTACATTTCTTTTTAGCTTTGACTACATAATTATCAGTTGTCTTATCTAAAGTATCAATAATATCATCAATTTTATCACTTTAATCAGTTATCATTTCTTTTTATTCTTTTATTTCATTTAATTATTTATTACCTAAATTCAATAATTCTTTGATATCTTCTGATTATTTATTATTTTATAATTCTAAATTATCTATTTTCTTCATTAAAACTGATTCATTTTAATATAATTATTGAATTACTTTTTCTTAATATTTTTATTAATATAAACTATAAAATTTGACTATCATTTCTAAAAATAAGAAGTATTTAGCATATATTTTAGTATTCTTATTTCTTATACATAATAATTTAAATGTTTCTGGTTTAATATAATAATCCTTTCTTTATGATCTTTATCTAGTTTTATTAAATTATCCTAATATTTACAAATTAGTTTATATGATATTATCTTTATTTTCATATTATCTTAATCCTTAAAAATTATCTTCATAAAATTCTTAATTATACATTTCTTTATTATCTTCTATAATGACATTTAATTAAATAGATTGACTATATTATTCATAATTTTATATTATAATATAATCATCACCTTCAATTGCATTTATTGATTCAAGTTAATCTAAGAAATTACTAGATCTTTTATTATTAAAAATTCCCATTTCATTAAATAATTTATAATTTAAACAAAAAGTATATATACCAACAAATCTTAAAAACTTTTATCTAAAACTCATATCTATATTATATTTGGTATCTTATATTAATTTGTTAATATATTCATCTATATTTATTTATTAATTTTAATTAATGAGTTTTTAATTAAAATTGTTTAATGTTTCTGTATCTAATTATTATTATTATTCCATTTTAGTTATAGATAATTATTATATAATTATAAATCATAATTATAGTTCATCTTAATATTTCATTTTTCAATTTTTTTTAATATTTAACCGCCCGAATATTCGGGCGGTTAAATTTAAATAATAATGATCATATTATATCATAAAACAAAAAAATAAAATAACTAAATAATAATCATAATAATATATATATATATATATAAATTAAATACTCTTAAATTATATCTTATAAATTTATATTTAATTAAATAAAATAATATAATTTAAATAATAAAATAATTAATCATCTATTTTAGATATATTATCATTTACATCATTATCTAATCATAATCTTCATCACATGATTTTATTATATTCCATTATTTTTATTATCATCATTTATTGATCTTATTATATCATTAATTAATTCATCATAATTATTAATTTTAAAACCTCTTCTCATATATTTATCTACTCTAGCTAAAGTTTTTGTTATTCTATATTTAGCTAGATAAGTATCTATATTTAAACATGATTTTAAATAACTTAAACCAATATTACCTGTTTTATTAATAATTTCATTAAAATGATTAGATATTAATTTTTCACCATCAAATATAATCTTACAAAAATCAAAATCAAATGATTCATTTATAAAACTAATAGGATCTTCTAATATATAGATTAATTGTATATTTATTATATCATCTTTTAATAAACCTTTATTTATTTCAAATGTTACTACTTTATGAGTTTTATTTAACATATATATAGATTTATAATTACTCTTTACTTTTGATAATCTAATATTACTTGATAATCTAATATTACTTGATATCATTTCATTATCACTATATTTATTTATATTTCTTAATAATTTTTCTATTTCACTCATTTCTTCTATATCATTAACTCTAATATAGATATCAATATCGTCATTAATAAAACTATTATCAAAACATGATAATACAAATGATCCAGATATAACAGCATTATTATTTTTTATCATTTCCATAAATTTCTTACCATTAAA